TGAGTTTGCCACTTCGTTTGTAACCGTGTACGCAGTAGTCGCCGCAGTAAACGAGGCGCTGTTGTCATACATGGCAAGCTTAAAAATGTCTCCGCCCGCAGTGCGGAAGTCGTGAACGCCCTCAAGGATTTGCACCTTAAAGCTTGTACACATAAAATTTCCCGTAAACGCCATATCAATCCCCTAAAAAATTTACTAAATCAGGCTGACCCGCCTTCTTCATCCTGTGTGCCAAAGTTGCACGGTCTTGGACTACCGCTTCTCGTAAATAAATTATCGCTAATTGCTTGACCGACTCACGAAATGCAATTGCCTGATCACGTATCACAGGATGAGAACTATTTCCAACGTGAATAATTTTGTTCACAAAGAGTTCTGCTAATTCATCAGGCGTGTGACCACGCTCCGAAGTGGTAGAAACAGAGACTGTTTTTAATAAAACAGAAGCGGGATTTAAATTCATAATTATGGGCTCTCTGATTTAAGGACTATGCGCACCATTCCATCTCTGTACTCATCGCGACGGCGACGTCCTTGTTGCTCAATGCCCAGGCCCTGAACCGCCTGCTTATAGCTGTTTTCAAAGTACGTCAGCATCTCCAACGGTCCCTTAGTGTAACTGTAGGCTTGAATTAAACACGCATAAAAAAGCGCTTCGGGAGCGTTTGTGCTAATCCAAGTCGTGGGCGTTGCAGGAGAGAGTTGTGCAGGGCGGTAAATGTACCCAAGCTCCACAACAAAGTTTGCATTAGGGGTAGGCGCCACGTAAAACGTGTTTTGATCCCATACGGAATAGTATTTTGGAGTCCCTGTAGTAGCGCCGTTTGGCCAATACTCCTTCATAAAAGAAGTATCTCGGAAATCCAAAAAAATCTGGTTGGTGCCTGACGTAATCATCATGTAGCGATGCGTCAAAATGTCTGAAGGCGCCGTCAGGAACTTGTTCCCACTCGTCATTGAGCCGGCCACCTCAAGCTTGAACACATCCAGATCAATGTCCCGCAAAATCCGGTTCTCGGCAAGCGTAATGAACGTGTTAATTACCGCGGTTGAAAAGACGTTAGCGTCCACCTCCGTGTAATTGCGGATGTTCGTGACTAATTCGTCATATGTCATGTTGTCACCACTGTAACTTTGCCAACGGAGCTTATCCCAACAACATCGTTAGCAGAAGGATAAGGCTGCATGTTCGTGCCACCATTCGCACTACCTAAACTCTGAAATGCAGTAAAGCCTGGCGCCCCAACAAACACGGACATTGGTTCAATACGGTCTGGTCGCGGATCACGTAAAGCAATTGAGTCTCCGCGATACTTTAAAGGCTCAAGCTGCGGCTCTTTTGGCTCGTAATCCTCTGGGCAAACCATAAAACCGCGCCAGTTCTTGCGCAAAACATTGTACGCGTACCGCTGACCACAGTAATCGCAAAGACCGTAAGAAAATTTTCCGGTTGCAAAGCTCATTTTAGAAACCTAAATCAGGAACAAAATGCACGCTTGCAGTGTCGCGGTCAGCCAAAGCTGCGCGTTGAAAGTCTTCTTCGTATATTTGTTTTAATGAAACCATGCGTTCTGGCGCGTACTTGAGCGAAAGCATGTAAGCTAGACCGCTGGCCAAACACGGCAGGAAACGGTAATTTACATCCGCCGTGTTGGTGTAATTTCCCGCATCCTCAATCCTACGGATGCGGTAGTAGACGAAGTCATACACACCATCAGAGGCTGGATACAAGTAAACCAGCGTGGGATTTGCACGTTGAACGTAGTACTGCGCAGGGCGCGCCTGCGTGGTCTTGTCAGGAACGTTCAAATACTCTTCGCGACTGATTCGGTCAATCGAAATATCGGTTGACGGACCTTGGTTGGACTGGCGAATGACCGCCGACAGTACGTTTATGGTATCAGAGGCTAAAGTAAGCTCTCTAGACCCCGCAACAAGCGGAAATGTCGCTTCCTCAATCGTCCAGAGGTTTAACCCTCGACTTGCCCAGTCCAAAAACAACAAATTCAGGGAACGACGCGCACTCGTTAACTGATAACCATTGGTCATCCGAATCCCGCATCTCTCGAAACTCTCCTCTATCAGATCATCAATCTGTAGGTTAAAGTCAGTGGTTCCTGAAGTTGCCATTATCTATTTACGCCGATTTTTTTTGCTTTTTAACCGCACCGCCACGCTTCATGGCAATTTTTTCGCCCATGGCCATGCGTTTGTGCTGGTTAACAGCGCCGCCGTTTTTCATCATTACAGGGCCTGTCGTCTGCGAAGTTTCACTCAGCATCTTGTTCCGAGGACCCGTGCCCACTGCTCCGCCGCCTTTAGTTGCAGCACCCATTCCACGTCCGGCCATGATTATTTCCTTAAAAAGTATTGTTTATGTGATTTTGCGAAAGGGTTTAACCTTTTTACTAATGCTTTTCGGTTGTGCCACAAACTGCTTTCCTGCTGCCTTGCCCTTTCGTTTTGCCCGCGTAGTAGCGGCATATTCGGCAGGGGTCAACGCCTTAATCGCGGCCTTTGGAAGGTATCGTTCACCCGTTTCAGAAGACTTTTTGCCAGATTTTGTACCCCAATCCGCGTCGCCCCAAGACTTCAACGATTTTTGCGGAGCTTTCAATCTCGATAACCTCCGCCTTTTTCTTTATATCTCTTGGCCAATAACTGTGCCTTGCGCCCGCTCCACTGACCCGCGCCCGTGCCTTGTACCGCGGAAGCTTTTATGCTGCTAAACAAGCGCTTGCGCATCCCAGGTTTGGTGTAGTTGCCCGACTCGTTGACCTTGGACTTAGCTTCGCCGCCTTTTGCATACGCCGAAACATCCAAGTCACCTGAACGAGACTTTGCCTTACCTTTTGGCATTTTGGAAGTTAAAATCACACCCATTCCGCGACAAGTTTTCATGGCAATGCCCTTTAAACACAGCCCTGTCAGAATAACTTACAGGACTGTTTTTGTCATTACTTTTTACCTTTAGCGCCGCCAGAAGCAGCACCCTTTTTCATCATGCCACCTGACGCCATCATTTTTGACTTTGCCATACCGCCTTTGGCCATTTTACCCACGCCGTCAGCCGCAAAGGCAGGAACTTTTTTACCGTTCTTTTCGACCATTTTCATGGCGCCTGTTGAGGCTTCCTTTTTCTTAACAGCACCGCCCGCAGCGTAACCCTTTTTCATCATGCCGCCGCTGGCCATCATCTTTGAGTTCATCATCTTAACTACTCCTTATACAGATTGTTAAATGTTTGTGTAGGATCCATGTACGAATCATCCTGCTCGGCACAATGAATCCATTGGTTAGGTCGAAAGTCTGGCGCACCTTTGCCAGTTACCCAATATGCAGGGCTTGTTACCCTTACACGGTTATTTGGTAATGCAACCACATTGCCCGTCCACTTCCCTGCATCCGTCAGAATCAACACATGGCTTTGTTTATGCTGTGATGGGTCTTCCGACACGTCGCTCTCTGCATAATCAACCGTAAACAGGTATCTGCCTGTGAAGAACTCGTTATTTATCTTGCATATCCAAGGCGAGGGCTTTGCGCGCTCTAGGCTAATGATTGAATGGTTGTATGAGTTGCAATCCCAAGGCTGCGACAAGTGGTTAAGCATCCGCTCTGGCCAGTTCTCTAGCGGAATGTCGCCCACTAAAGCCGCCAAGGGCATTCTTGCCCACATCGCTCCGCCATGCACATTCTCTTGACTGCCGTCATCCGCTTCGCAACCAGTGAAAATAACTTGAAAACTTAAACTGCGATCAGGAATGGTTGTAACGGCCACCGCCAACGCATGAATAAACTCACCCTGATATTTCTGGTGCCCATTGGTAAACTCTTTTCTTACCCAGCACTTAAAATACGGGATGTTACTGGTCAAGTACATGTCAACACTTCCAGCGCTTAAGGGCGGCTGCCTTACGAGTGGGGCGACCCTTTTCATCCTTCATCGGACCTGCCATACCCGCCATGCGAGAGCAAAAAGACTTCTTGCGCCCCGCATCTGCTTTGGTTGTTGGATTTGGTGCA